ATTCTCTGTCCACCCTTGTCCTCGGTGTCGATGCGTGTGGCTGAGACGAGAAGGAGAGGGGTATTTTTTGGCTTATCAATTGCGGTCATATTTAAGATGACATCCGCATCATCCACCTTCCAATCCTTCTTGACATATTCCGAGACACAAACGATCTTGTCTCTGTCCGTTGGCATCTTGTAGCGTGGGTCCTTGATTCGTGCACCATTCAGAATTTGAATTGATTGCTTGTACTTCACATTGCTCGGAATGGCATCCAGTATTCTATTCATGATAAGTGTGTCGCATTCGATGCGTTGCTTTCCATTGTTCTTTACGCATTTAACAATCTGCATGAGGCGCTGGAGCTGTTGCGAGTGCATTTCTTCGTAGAGCACTACAATATCATAATACTTGGACATACGCTTGCACCATGAATATGTGAAGGTCTCAATTCCGCCAATGATGTCAGTCCAATGCGTATAGATTACAACTTGCGTCTTAATTGGTTTAGCCATTATCTCAACCATATTATTTGGCTCTCCTCTCATTTCGGTTGCCTTGATGTGTTGCGGTGGAATAACCATTGCATAATCGCTCAGCTCCTCAAGATCGTTTTGATTCGTCATGAATATTACTTCAGCAGTCCGGTCAGCTTCCTTGATGTCGTCATAAAGGTATGTCATGTCGGAAGTGATGTGATTGAAGTAGTAGACAATGCGTTCAAAGTCAATTTGTCCGTTCTGCACTTGCTTGGTGAGGCTGTTCGGAGTGTCTCGGTATAGATACATAAACTCCGAGATAAATGCCTTCTTGTATCCCTTCTCATTCAATTCTCTGATGAACTGCGCATCCTCAGCAACCTTCTTATTTTCGTTGAAGCGTATATCTCCAATCATGCTACGCTTGTACACTCTATTCCATACACATAAATTGAATGGTGGAAACTTATCATCAATGTTTGAAAGTTTGACTTTATAATCCCACTTTCCTCCGAAGGTCTTCCAGGATAGATAACAATAATCAAAATGTTCTGTATCTATCTTGTGCAGGATTGTGTTGATATAGTCTTCCGATACCAAATCATCTGCATCAATGAAGGCGATATACTCACCTTTTGCAAGGTCTAGTCCCTTGTTTCGTGCTGAACTAACTCCTCCATTCTCCTTGCGTGTTACTTTTACCCAATCATATGGGGGTAGGTATGGAAACTTACTTCCATCATCAATCACCAGCACTTCCACCTCGTCTGTGATTTGCGGTTTAAGTCTCGTGATCAAATGTTTGATGTATGGTTCTGCGTTATACGCAGGGATTATAATTGATAATTTAATCTTGCTCATTTTGTTCTCCTCTATGTAGGAATGGGCATATCTCCGGTTTGCATTCTCTCCAGTCTGCCCAACACTTTGCTAATTTGCGTTGATAGTAGTCGCAGGCCTTTGTTGGTGGCCTCTTTTCTCCGTGGAACTGAACTGTTGCTGATTGATGCCGGCAGAAGTTATCACGGAAGTCTTCCCAAGAGTCCATATATGCCTCAGCGAACATATTTGAAATATCTTTCATGTACATATCATCTCCTTCCATATGCGCGTGGCACTTAGGGCACATTGTCGGAAGTGGACTGTCTGGGTTGAAGTGCCTGAATCCACATTCCGAACAATAATGGTACTGAAACCATCCATCATTCATTTCAATCCATCTGCCCATTCAATTTCTCCTTCAGTTGCTGTACTGCGGTAAAACACTCCGTAGCTGAATCCGTATTGAATGAGGATAGCCAATGTTTTATCCAATCTTCTGTGGTTGGAAGTTTTGTCAATGTGACCAATCCTGTTTTAGCATCAAGTATTCCTGTGTATGATGGTTGAAGTTTATCTATTGTTTCCCAAGGTATTTTGTATTCATTCCCAACTATATCTCTCACAGGAAGTACATATGGTTCATGATTATCCATGTCTTAATCCTCCTCACACATCATGGTAGGTGGCTGAAATGGTTTGGGTAGAGGCATCCATGCGACAACTTGATGTTCAGTAAAATAATCCACCTTGTATTCATCGGAATAACTTGTCCATCCATCATTCCACTCAGCAATTTCGACATAGGGTTTCCCTTTATACATCCTTGTGACTAATACATTCTTGTCCTTTGGTGGCAATTGGGTATCGCACAATATCCACTCCCCCGTCTTAGGCTGTGGTGCGACGGATGGCAAAACATGAGTTAATCTCCATACATCATCCACCTTATAAACAGTTTCAGTTTTACTTCCACCTCCTCCAGTTACAAGTCTGTCGTTTTCAAAATGCCAATAAGTTAAGTCACTGATTGCATTGTCCAAGGCTTCTCTGCTGATGCAATCCTCGCAAGGCTGTGATTCTTCAACCTCACAATTACACATTATTTTCTTATATGCCTCGTTGCTTATTTCATCGCACATATTCATTGAACCTATGAAATCAGCTTCCTGTTTTGTCATTCCTCGCCACCTCCTATCTTCGCTCCGCAGTCAGGGCAATACTTAAAAGTGTATTCGTGGTAAGTTATATCTCCGTCATCAATATCACGCTCCACTCTATGCCAATCTTGTAATTCAATTCCACACTCTGAACAAACAAATTGGTCACAATCTGCATAATCTTCGTTACAGTTATGTCCTATCTTCTGCTGTGGCTGAACGGATGGCAGGGCATTGAATTGTTTTTCCATATCTGCTATAGCCTGTTGATACCCTTTGTGCCATTGTGTAGGAATAACTTTATAATCTTTACCCTTATTCGCCCAAAAACTAGGCATATCATAAGCATTTTTAACTCCCATACTGTGCAATATATAATTTATCTTCTCACGGCTCACAGCGTCCTCACAAGGCTGTTGCCATTCTTCCATAAGTTTTCTCATTTCAGGTGATACCTCAGCGATAGTGAATGGTTCATCCTCGCAAGGCTGTTGCTCTAACAATTCATCAATCATATTGCTCAAGGTCTGATACATAAAAGGATTGTTATACATAGTATTTATGTCACTAAAATGATTTAATAATTCTTGCTTTGTTTTAATCATTCCTCATCCTCGCTTTCTGCCTTGTTGCATACCACACATTCTGCATGAACATCGCCATCATTGTAATAACAATCCTCACAAGGATGATTATGTATAACCTTATCCTGCTGTTGCTCAAACACACAATCCCATTTACTACAGCCATTTCCTGTATGAAACTCACAAACAGGACAAGGTCTGTCTGTCAGGTGGCTTGTCTGCTCTAGTGCCTTGATTGCCATATCAATTGCTTCTCTGTCTGATGTTACTCTACTTCTCAGTTTAAGCGCAAATAGGTTATGTATTGCTATTTCTTTTGTCATTACTTTTATCATCCTTTCTTTCTCTGTGCTTTCGATAATCATAATGAAAATCAGAAACTATCCATATCATCACAAAATAAATAACTGCTCTTACCACGCACAAAAAGATTTCTTCATTCGTCATTCGCTCTCACTCTCCTCTATCTTCAATAGTCATTCCTAATATCTCAGCACCTTGCCTTGTTAACTTACAAATATATATTTCGTCAGTCGCTGTATCGAGAATTGCTCTCAATCTCCTTGGCTCTGCATCGTGCTCATGTAAGATAATCGGTTTGTATCTTAAAGACTTGATAGCCATATCAATTGCTTCATTGTCCTCATCATCAAATCCTACATAACTATCTTCGTTCTTGTCGTTGTAATATTGCTTTAGGCTGTTTAATGTATTTATGGCTTTCGCATCTGTCATTCGCTATCACTCTCCTCTGGAATAATAACCTCTGTGATGTCATATCTAATAGTCGGCATTTCGTCAAAATGAAAAGTTGTCTGTATCGTCATATCTCTATAGTTTTTTGCATTTTCAACTATCTCGTTGTATCTCTTTCTTAATTCCTCAATAGCATTACCTCTTGTAAAAATTTCTTTACTCATTCTTATCCTCCCATCTGTGATATAATTCACAACCTATCCATCCGATCAACACGGGAATTATGTTTCTGATAATATATATCATTCGCTATCACTCCCCTCTATCACTCTTTTTACTTCAACAGTTTTCAGCACAACTATTCTGTAATCCTTGCCACAACCTCTTCTTCTGAAATCACTTTTTGCTGATTCATAGTCTGCATATGTAAGCATCTGATTGTGGCTTGTTCTTTGATTCCATTTCTTGTTTGGTTTTGGATAACGATAATCAGTTCCATAGACAAACTTTCCTGTCTTTATATTTTGAATGGCGTACATATGAATCTCCTATAAGTTTTTCAGCAAAATCTGGATTGCATAAGACACATCCTCGTCATCAGGTTCTTCCATATCTATCTCAACATCCGTCAGTTCTGCAAGTTTTTTGATTTCATTTTCCGATAATACAATCTCAATCTTCATCTGCATTTACCTCCCTCCGTTTGTCAACCAAGGGATAGCCCAACTTGGGACTTCTGTTATAGGCATATCTCCATAGTTAATTACAACCCATACTTTCAAAAAAACCATCAATCCTAAAATCGCAACGAAAGTAACTACAATCAATATCTGCAATATATTTTCCCAATCAGGTTTATTCTTCATCAGCGTTTACCTCCATCAAATACATTGTCGGTTTTGTTTTCTTAAAGCCAAACTTTTCATAGAGATGAATTGCTCTATCGTTATCGGCTTCTACCCAAAGATTAGTAAGCATATACATTCGCATCAATTCATTCAATATTCGTGTTCCATATCCCTTGTTCTGATACGGTTCATAAATCACAAATCTTGAAAGCATATGCTTAGTAACCTCTATTTCAGCTTCACCTACCTTAGTGTCACCTATAAACAATTCCACTTCTTGATATAACTCATTTTCCTTAATTATCACATCTTTTTGTATCATCAGCGTTTACCTCCTCAATTCTCCCAATCTATCCAGCATCCACATTCATAGCTCCCACATTGCTCCTGAAGTTCCTCAAGCACTTCGCCACACAGTGGACAGTGGTATTCCGTAGCAATCAGCTCAAACGGCACTCCACCTCGGTATGATATTTCCTTCACGCTTACTTCATCAGGTTTCAGGTGTGCTTCGTACCACTCGCAGTTGCCATGATTAGTTAGTTGCATTTCTAGTTCGCATTTATCGCCATTCTTACCCTCGCTATATATACAATTCTCACATCTATGTTCACTCATAATATGTATCTCCTTATAAATCTTCTCTTCTGCCTCGCTTTTCTCTTACAATCCTGACACACCCTGCATCTGTTATATGCTATGTATAACTCATGACAGTTAAAGCATCTCTGTATGTTCATCTCTTTATACTCTCCATAATCCTTCAGCACCTCGATGATGGTGTCAGCATCTGAAGCTGTAAGATCTGCTCATCCTTATCCTTTGCCATCTTATACAGCGTTACAATTTCCGGTCCCGTCAGCATTCTTTGCTCCTTTTCTCTCTAAGCTCTTCTATGCACTCAATAATGCGCTGTAACTTCTTGATTTCACGCTTATTGCCCTCAAGATAAGGCTCTGGGTGCTTAATTTCTCCATACATCCTCATCTGTTCCTTTGTCTCTCTCTCAACAAAATTCTGTTTTCTCTCGATTCTTGCCTTATACAGTTCAATCACATCATCCATTCTGAGCTGGTCTAGGCATACTTCCTTGCCCTCTAGCTCATCAAGCCATGCCAATACCTGTCTGCCCCTTTTAATTGCATTCTGGTGGTCTTCAAAGGCATCTTGATGCTTTTCTCTATCGTGCATTCCTGCTATGTAGTGTCCTAGCTGAATGCTCCTCTCTATTTCATCGTTTAAATATTCTCTAATCTCTTTCATTCTTCTTTCCTTACCTCTTCTTCGCTCCGTACTGGGTATGTATATGCCGACTTAATGTTCCATGTATCTCTTACGATCTGGAGGGCTTCTGTCAGCTTATATCCCTTCTGCTTTAATTCCTCAATCTGATTCCAGAACCACGCATATTCTGGACAATCTGTACAGTGGTTTATTCCGTCATATTCATCAAAATATGGACATTTACCCTCGATTATACGGTTTCCGTCACGCTCACTCTCAAAGCATTGAAGGTTGAGGTTTCTTGGTTCGTAATCGCATTCACGCTTATCCTTGCCAATTCTCAGATGTTTTCCGTAGTGGTCACGAAGCCATCCTCTGTCATACTCATTCCACATATACCCTCTGCGTAGGAAACACTCCATAGAACCGAATGCTATATCGCAGGTATCGCATGGATGCTCGTAAGTAGGCTTGACGTAATAATCCTTTGTGGTTTCCTCTTTGAGTTCAGAGGGTTCTTTTTTTGGTTCTGGATAATCAAATATGCTTAACTGTCCTTCCATTCAAGCACCTTCTTCCTTGATTTCCGTACACTCCTGCTATGATTAAATCCGTAATAATCAAATGACCTGCGTATTGTCTTAAAACTACATCCCAATGCGTCTCCTAACTCATAATATGTATATCCTTCAATCCATTTTTCATAAGCCCATGTTACTTGCTCATAACATAAAGCCCTGCCATTTATAGGTTCATTCATATAATCACCTCTCACTCCCTATCACAAACCCTATCAGGAATCCAAATGCGATCCCGATTAGGAACATAAGCATGAATTTCATTCCATCACCTCACAATAACCAAATATCTTCGACTTTTACACCCAGCGCATGAGCAATTTGTAAAGCCATATATACATCAGGAGTCCTTTGGTCGAATATATAGTGGTTTATTGTCTGAGACTTCACATGTACCTTTTCCGCCAAGTCCTTCTGCTTGATATTTTGGAGTTCCAATATTAATCTCAAATTATTTTTCAAATTACTCACCTCTGTGTCTTTCGTCTCTTATTTCGATACAACATATATTCATCTCTTCCGTCACGAAACTTCTCTTTCCATTCCTTGTTCATCTTCTCGAATGCCTGATATATCCTGCATCTTCCATGGCAATCTTCCGTTCTGGACTTGCAATCCTTACATGGTGCCACTGGTCTTTCCATCTTCTCCATAGGTATCCCCTTTCATCTCATGGAACTCGAGTTCTTTCTGACTTATGAAGTCTGCAATCCAAGCACAGAATAACTTATCGCTTTGATATTTCTGCTCGAAGTCATCCGCTGCCTTGATCATTTCTTCCCAGTACTGCTTGTTGTCTTCGATAACCCAAAAATATTCTACGAACTGGAATAAGTCACGGAACATTAACCATTGTTTAGATTTCTGATCAAATTTTGTACTTGCCATAAAATATCTCCTTTTTTGTTGCTGTTTCCAAAAGTTGCCAAATTTATTGGAAACAAGCAAAAGCCTTTATTTTAGAGGGTTTGAAGGGTATTTTTTGTTTTTTGTTTCCATTGTTACCACAACTTCCTATATATACCCTTTTTACCCTGTTTATTTTTAACCTATATTTTTTATTACTTTATTTATTTTTTGGAAACATTGGAAACAAAGTAATATAAAGCTAATAGAATAGAGGGTTGAACCTGTTTCCACCGCTACCCAATTTTGGCAACAATTTTGGCAACAAATTTTATTTGAACGGCAGATCTGTCGGCTGTGTTGTATCAAGAAATTCATTCTCACGCTTGTAGCAGAACTGAATCCCATAATCACCGCAGCGTTGTTTCTTCTCCACCCTTATCCATCCATCAATTTCTTGTTGCATGATTGTATGAATTAGGTTGCTTTCGTACTTCTGAGGCTTTCCGCTATTATGCAGTGCCTTCTCCCACAGCTCCAACACGCACACATACTTACTTGAGCACGAATCAAGATATTCCTGAATCATTCCAACTTGAGGGTCATCCTCTTGGAAGCGTCTTTGCATTTTTGCCACATCGCTGTTAAGTGAATTTGGAAGCACCAACGGAAGAAAGTCACCATTACGCTTGATGATATCCATTGCCTCACCCCATGCGTTTCTAATATCAATAAGTGCTTTTTCGTAGTTTTCAGGGATTGTAATTGTATATTTTGCGTTATCTTTATTAGCAATAAGCGGTAAGAACCTTCTGTTTCCAGTTCGATCTGTAAGAAAATGATCACTATTAGTCGTTCCTATAAACACGCACACACGCTTTCGGTTTTCGGTCCTTCGGTTATATGGTGGTCTGTAGTTATCGCCTCTGGATGTGAGGAATGATTTAATGCTTTCCAGCTCCTTCGCTTTCTTTGTGGCCAGAAGTTCCGCAAGCTCTGCCATCCATAATCCTCTCAATTTTTCAGCAGCCTTATCACCCTCAATAGTATTGAAGTTGTCATCATACCAAGAGTCATCCATGGCCAGCGCCCTGCAAAATGTCGACTTACCGCAGCCTTGCGTTCCATATATGATTGGAACATAATCAAACTTGCATCCAGGTCGATAAGCCCTTGTTATTGCTCCAAGCATAAATAGCTTTAGTACTTCCGTTGTATATGCCGACCTTTCCACTCCTAGATAATCCGGTAGCAGGTTCTCAATATGCTTTTGTCCATCCCATTGGTGATAACACTGTTCTAATATTTCCGTAACAGGATTGTATGCATGTTTCGCTGATACTATATTTAAAGCATCCATTACTTTTTCCGATGGTCGTATTCCATATAACTTTTCTAGATATAACTTAAGATTAGAGTCATCAATATTACTCCATTCCCTGATATTACTGGAAGTATTCCATGGCAATGATCCAAAAACATAAGGTGCATAAGCTAATGTGTTCATTCGTATCTTGTTAAATAATGCAGGGTCAAATTCGATTGCTTCTCGAGCATTGTAAATGGTCTGGCACATTCTACCTTCTTCCGTGATATCAAACTTCGGCTGTCTCCAGCCTTTAGCATTGCAAGTATATTGCCTCTGAGGAGTGCCTTTTTCATATTTAGTAAAAATGGAATTATATATTGTACTAAGTTCTTTGTCTGATAATGGAACATCACAGCGATAATTTGCTTCTTCCATCTTTTTGATAATCTCATCATCAGAATACCCCTTTGCTTGAAGAGAGCTGCAATAACGCATTAAAGTGTCGTTTCGCTGTCCCTCGGGAATTGTATCGGGTAAGACAAAGTGATGATATGAATTGTCTGAATGAGATTCTGCTGATTTTTTTGGATCTAAAAAACTCATGACATGCTGATCTGCAAAGCAAAGTTCCGTATCATCAGGATCTAATTCCCATTGGTAGTAAGTACCATTCTTATGGAGCGAAGGCGGAGCCACGACATAACCACCTTCGCCACGAATATCAATTCCTGGATATATTCCTGTAGCATTTTTTATCTTTTCATCACTTCGATAGTAATAATGGTAGCCTCCTCGTCCTGTAATAGCTCTCCAAGTATCTGGAAGTGCTCCGTGTTCCTTTTCCCATTCTTTTAAGCTTTCATCACCATAAACTCCCTTATTTTCATCGATATCGATATCGATAACAAATATTCCACCACTTTTACTTCCAGTCGCTATTCCTATTCCAGCATCAGGATATTTTTTCCACCAATTTCTAATCGCCTTTTCACTTGTCTTGGCATCCTTAACTCCATTGGGTGTATATGGGGCTTTGTTAATTTTTAGAGGAATTACGGCAAGCCCCATTTTGGCATAATGCAGCGCCTGTTCTAATAAACTCATTCGTTCCTCCTTAATAACTCAATAATTATTCTTGCTGTCTCTGAATACTGGCAAAAAAGAAACTCGCATCCATACCGCTCCATCATTGTTTTCATCGCCTTTTCAAGTCGGTCTCCCTGCACACATCTTGGATTAAAGGGAGTGCGTGGATTTCTCCAGAAGTGCACTTGGTTGATATCTGTTATTCCATCATTGTTCTCAATAAGAAATATTAAATGGCATCCAGCATCTCTTGCAGCGATGCACTCACGCTTAAAACGCTGATGCTCTTCTCGATCTCCACAGATATTCCCTGCAATCTCCTCAAGCCCCTTTTTGGTATCTATCGCAACCTTTGGAGGGAGCGCATAGTCTCCAAAAGGTAGCTTGCATCGAATTGTTTGGATGTGATTATCAATAAACCAAGCCTGTTTTGTGGTATGCTTGTCCTTCTGTTGCCTAGTGTCCTCAATTATCCACATTTAATATCACTCCTTAGAATGGTAAGTCTGTCTTATCTCCTGTTACACTCATGAATGTATCGCTTGCAGGCTTTGGCTCTTCCTGAGAATCCTTGTCCTCATACTTCTTGAGCTCTTTAACTTTGAAATTTCCTGCGATGATATCTTCAACAGAATATTCTCTGTCTACATAAAGTCTTGTCTTAATATTTCCATCATTGCCCATGTACTCCTCTTCACAGAGCACGAGACCAATAAGCTTCCCAACAAGTGTCTGCTCATCTGCATTCGTATCGCCATCGAAGATGAATCCATTGTTGGACTTATTTACGCATGAGCAGAAACGTTTGAACAGTGGAAGAGCCTTCTCTGTGTAGGATCTCCAGCACTTACCACCCCAAAAGTTATATTCATCAGAGAGTTTCTTGTAATAGCCCTCAAACTCACCCTTTGCGATATCGAACTCGATGTACAAAAAGTTACGATCTGGGTTATCTTCTACCTTTATAAACTTGCAGATATATCCGCCTGCTGGAAGTGATTTTCTGTCTGTTGCTTCCTCAACATTTGTAAGATTGATTTTTTTCATTTTTAGTTCTCCTCTTCTTCTTTTATAATTCCGTTTACTCCGTGTAACTGTCTGTGACATTTAAGACACAGCGTTATACCATTGTCTAAATCGTATTCCATGTCCTTCAATAAAGTATTTCGTGTCCACCACACTGGGAGTTTATGATGCGCCTCAGCTCTTTTTCCTTGAAGTAGTTCGCCACACCTTTGGCAAATATAGTTATCTCGCTCTTTTACAGCCTTTTTCCATTTTGCAAATTGCTTTTTCGAGTCTATTTTTGACACATAGGTTATATGAGAACCGCAATGTACACATTTAACTTCCATGTGTGGACCATTAGGGCAATATGAATACCAGGTGCTTTTGCATTTTGGACAAGGAATAGTGCATTCCATATAACCATCAGGACACTCAAAGCTCATTATTTTGCTCCCTTCAATCCGTAATATCCTCTTATGGTGGTATCAACTACCTTTAGATCATTTGGAATCTTTTTCTCAAACATATCCTCTGGACTCTTACAGGTAGTAAAACCATCCGACTGCGTAACAAATATATGTTCTCCATTCTCAATCTGAGTCATAAGGACCACATCGAAACAGCCCTCAACGGTAAGCTGGTTATCCAATAATTTTCCGACAGTCTTAGCCTTGGTTCTTCCTGAGTTCGCATCGAACTCCGTGTGATGCAAGAAGTAAACAATTACATCGTCTGGTAAGCTGCTGTTGATATAATGGATCAAGTTTCTAAATCGCAAAGCTATGTCCGTCCATTTTTTATATCCAGTTTCGTTTACTCTGTCGAACATTTCATTGACAAGTAAGTACTGGCTATCATCTATTACATATCTCTTATACTTTGGAGCTTTCAGCTCTGTTCCTAGATCTGTATAAGTCGCATTCTTAACAACCTCTAAATCGGACTTAAATGGAAGTCTTCCCTTCTCAACAGAGAACACGAGCGCTTCTCCTTTTTTGAAATTCTTAATAGAATATGTCTTGCCTGTTCCGCTTTCGCCCATTATCAATACTGGTAATCCCATTAATTTTCTCTCTCCTTACTTAATCCTCAATGAATTCTTGCTTTCCAAATGAGCTATTCCACCCAGGTCCTCGCCCTTCTGGATAGCATCCTTGATGGCTGTCTTGTCCGCCTCAATGTCACGCTGCTTAATGAACTGTGACGGAAGTTTGGATAAGTCCTCCAAGTCAATTACTACCGCAGGGGCACTCTTCTGGATGTTGAAGCTGAATAGCTCCGTCTTGAATTTGGTTTTGCCAGTGGTTTCCATGGCTGTCTGCAAGGTTGACTTCATGTTCTTGATGTTGTTCTCCAGTGCCTTCTTCTTGGCTGTGAGTCGGTCAATCTCTGTCTTAATCGCCAGGATATCTCCCTCAAGGTTCTTCATGACCTTGGCATAGTTCTCCGCCTTAATCTCAAACTCACCTTCGATACCTTCCATGGTGTCTGCCAGAGTCTGTGGATTCAGCTCAGAATCTTCAAGCATTGATAATATCTGCAGATAATCCTGTGTAAGCTCATAAATACTACTCATTGTCCTCTTCCTCCTCTCCCCATTTTTTTCTCCAAACCCATGGCTCATCGATTAAGCCATCCCACTTTGTGTCCTTGTGGTATACCTTATAAACAACACCTCTCATGCCAGTCTCTTTGTCCTTCTTGTAAAAGAAACAAGTGCACGCTGGGCTTGGTTCGCCGTCATCGTCAATAATGGTGCAATCCAAATGAACAGCGTGTCCAATTACCTGGGTGATGTCCATCAATCTTTCCGTCAGTTCAGCCAGTTCATTCTCAATCTGCTTCTTCATTGCTTCTGTCATGTCTTCTTCTCCTCTCTTTTTGTAATGCGTCTTCAATAAGCATGTATGCAGCCGTTGAAGTCAGGAATGTTCCGCTCCAAACTCCCTGCATTGCACTTGTTCCGTAATGGTAGGTGTAATAAATCCCAATTACCGACACCAACGAAACAAGCATCATTATCCATATAACTCTGTTCATCTTCCTTCTCCCTTCTTGTAAGGTTTCAAGTATTTCCTCATATTTGGATGCTTGAGCATATCCCTGTTCTCCATGAAGTCTTGGAACGCATCTGCATCCACTCTCCTGCAAGTTCCACCAACTATGGCGCTGGTTGGATAGCGTTTACTCTCCGTCATTTCAACGAGCATATTGCCAACTGTTCTGCGACTGAGGGAATAATTTTGCATTAAATCCTTTATGCGAAGATACATGTTATCCCTCCTCCCCTTGTTGCATACTTGCAATACTTGGGGCAAAAAAAATACCCCTGATATCTTCAATATCCAAGATATCAATTAGTTGGTTAATCTCTGTACGGCTAAAATCTCCGTCATTTCCAAGCTTTCTGTACATCGTAGCACTGTTAATCCCTAGCATTTCAGCCACTTGAGAGACATTGTAGCCTTTCAGCACCATTTGAGCCTGTAATTTTCTTCTGTCAAACATTGGTTCCCTCCTTCCTCAATTTTTGTTGCATACTTGCGACTACATGAACACTATATATCATTTTTTGCAACAATGCAACACTTTTATATGATTTTTTTATATTTTTTTGCAAACTTGCGTAAAATAAGTTATAATTCACTTACAACTTAATATTTTAGGAGGTGCGAATATGGAAATAAGCGCTATATTAAAAAACAGAAGAGAAACATTAGGATTATCACTTGATGAAGTAGCCAAGATGGTTGGAGTCAATAGATCTACAATATCACGCTGGGAAAACGGCGATGTTGATAATATGAGAAGAGTTAAGATATCAAAACTTGCTGATGCCCTCAAGATTGACCCACTTGTTATTCTCGGAAGGGAAAAGCCAGATATAACAAATTTGGATGCAGAACAGACAGCCAAGGAGATTATAAGTCTCTTGGATGAAGAAGACATCAAACTCATAAAAGAATTAAAGGATTCCGATGAAGAAAAGGCAAAGTTAAAGTTATATGCTATGCTTATCAATAAGATAAGCCAATTATAAGGAGTGATCACATGAGCAGAAAACGAGTTGAATTATACGAAGAACCTCTTCCAGATGGCCGATGCGTGTATCGTCTTCCGTACATCGATAAGATGACCGGAAAGAACAGGACTTTATCAGTCACGATGGCATCCAAGAGTGCAGGGAACTATAAGTTAGCACTCCGAACATTACAAACCAAACTCGATAAGATTATGCTGGAAGCTGATGGACGGAATGCCATGATAAGTGAATTGGTGGAGATATACTTGGAAGAGCGTTCGAGAGTGCTTAAGCCTTCCACGATAATGAGAGATACTTCCGTGCTTAATAATATGATTAATTTGCTTGGAGCGGAAACCTACTTATCATCCTTAACAGTTCCGTACATCAAAAAACGATTGACAGAATATACGACCAAGCCAGCAACCTATAATGAATATATCAAGCGTTTTAAGAGCTTTTTGAATTGGTGCTACATAAATGACTATATAGATAACCAGAACCTCTCAAACAAGCTCCAAGCCATACCAGATGACAAGAAAATGAGAATTGCCGAGAAGTATCTCGAGAAAGATGAACTCCAAACACTCCTTGAGGCATCCACCCATCCACTTTGGACTCTCTTGATCAAGTTCCTGGCACTCTCAGGAATGAGGGTTGGAGAACTGATTGGACTTAATAATGAGGATATTGACGGAGATTATATTCATATAAGCCGAACTTATGAGGTTGGAGCAAAACACTTATCAGAGACCCCAAAAACAGCCTCTTCCAATCGTGACTTATATCTCCGCCCGGAACTGAAACAGGCCACAAAGGAGATTCAATCATATATGTGGAAGTATAAGTTTGAACATGGCATCCGTTCAGATCTATTTGTCTGCGGAGCTGATGGAAGCTATATTCACTATGATGCTTTTCGGAAGTACCTGGGCGAGCTATCCGAGCGAGTAATTGGAAGAAGGATAACTCCTCATGCACTCCGTCATACTACCGCATCGCTCCTTATAGCTGATGGAATACCATTGGAAGTAGTCAGCAGAATGCTTGGCCATGACGGAAGCAGGATAACCAAGCAGATCTATATCCATATCACTCAAGAATTGAAGAACCGAGACCGAGAGATACTATCTCAAGCACAGGTCCTATAAGATAAACAAAAAAAAGAGAGTAGCAACATGGAGAAGAAAGGAACCATGCTGTTACCCTCTTTTTGGGGTTTGGTGTAATCATAATATTTCCCATTTATTTCCCATAAATTTTTAGCAAAATTCCGCAAAGCCACTATTTTAGCCATTTTCAAGTCATTAAAGTAAGCAGGTGACGGGAATATTCATGAATTTTGAGCGGTTGGCTAAAATCAACCGAAAGCCCACTGTTTTAGCCATTTGCGAGAGGTTTTCGGAGTTGTCAAAATAGGCAATAAATAGCATAATTTTCACTTTATTTCCCATTTTATTTCCCATTTTTCCCATTGAAAAAGTTCGGTTCCCATCGCTCGCCTTGAACCCCAAAAACAATAAAAAAAGAGGAGCCCATCGCTGAGCCCCTCGGAGAAAGGAAAGTGTATTGGAAAGCAAAGTGCTTATTGCTTAAATTACATATCTTGCCGAGCCAGTATCAGCACAAATCCAACCAGATGGTATCTGCAGCCATGTCACTCCGTCCACGATCTCGATGGCCTTCACAGTGACATGAGTGCCGTTCTTGAGTGCCCCTGATTTGAAAGCGTGTTTCTTGCCATCAGCAGTCAAATTGCGATAGCCTACTGTTCCATATTGTTTGCCCGGACCTTTGCGAACATTCAATGCGGTATTTACTCGGATGGTATAAGTTCCATCCACCTTGTAATACCCCTCGTCTCGCTTTGTCTGAGCCTTTTCCTGAGACTTTTCTGTCGGAGTCGATACATTTATCACCTCTTCATCTAAAAGCCCAGAATCGTCCTCATAAGGTGGTGTTATGTATCCACGAATAGTGACGGAATTAACAGTCACATCACGATTCCCAAGAGTCTTGTTCTTGTTTCCTTCACGCACCATGATTTTGGATTTTGTGACGGAAATGATAATACCCACATGATCAGGAGTTCCGAGGTTGTCACCCTTGCCATTGTCGTTCCAATCGTACATGATAATATCACCGATTTGAGGTACAAAAGCATCATCCTCCACCCATATTCCCAAGTCCTTGGCTTTCTTTACCATCATCGTGCATGATACCTCTGATAGTGCATTATATCCATTCATGAGGAAGACAGCAGAGACAGTGGCTGCACACCAAGGGTCTTTGTATTGGAGTTTGTAGCTTCTCGGAAGTGGCTTCTGTGAGTTGTATACTTCGAGGACTTTTTGGTGTCCTTCTTCACCCTTAAGGTTATTGATAGTCTTAACTACTTCATTCCTCTTCATAGTTGCCCTCCTTCTTGATCGCCAAGTGTGAGATACCTATGAGCGCACCGATAAATACATCGATTGCATCAATGGTAAGCGGTATCTGTGTTGCATATGGTAAGTTCCAGATATGCGCAAGTGTTGCGTAGAACACTGAAAGAGCAGGCAGCGCAATCAGCGCTACCCACTTGAGTACATCATATAATTTGTTCGGAAGTATCATGATTTACACCTCCTTGCTAAAGTATTCCGCATCCGTAATGTCACCTGTATCAGCCCAAACATTATTGCTACCAAGCAGAGACTTAACAGCAGTAGGAGTAAGTTGGATGGTTAGTGGTGTGGCGAGTTCGTAGACAAGTTTTTTACCACTTATAGCACTTTCAAAAGTTGGTAAATCTGTAAAACTTGACTCCCTTACAAGTATTCGATTGTCATACTCTCCAACATTTCCAAATGTCAATCCATTTTCTCTGTCGGTCAATACCTTATTTCTTCCAACAACATTGAACACTTCACATTCTGCATTCGGTTTAGTTGTTGTTGATGTCTTTTTGTAGTCGCTTAAAGTAGCATAAAATATTTCAAGCGAGTTACTATACAACCATGTTATATCACTCATAGTTAATAATTTATGAGTTACCACCAGCTCCCCTGTGCTAACATCCACCTTACCACCGTAGCGAGTTCCGTCTAGGTCGATGGTGTAAACATTGGATACTGTTGGGTCTGTGTCATCGTCTGCAACTGTTATATTCACCTCATCCCATCCGCTTATTGGGCAGATGTTGGAGTATGGGGCGAAAGCGGTTGCAGTTGAGCCTGTTTCGACTTGCACATCTGTCCATGTCGCTGTGTCGTCTGTGCTGTGCGCATTGCTGTCCGCTGAATAAAAAATAATATTGCTTGCTTGTTCTATAATGGTAAAAGTCGCATAGGTTCTGGCGTCTCTGTAAAGTCTTCCATTGGTTAATGACTGATTGTCTGAATCTCTCACAACAAACAAACAAGTTGTAGCATCTGTATCTGTTGATGTTACTAATGCTGACAATGTATAAGTGCCCGCTCCCAATTCACAGGGATATGATTTTGAGCTTGTAAAACTTATAGTGCCATCTGCAAATTTATTCTTCCCAGCACCACCAACCCAAGGGCTGTCATATCCATGCAAGTCTTGCTGTGGCTCTATGGCTACCTTGAGCGACTTCATTGGAGCATCTGCCCCGTCACTGAATGAAGCTATGGGTTGTGGTAGGTTTGCTACGGATTTGAGCAGGTAGGCATTCTGTGGAAGTGGTACATTGACCTCAACAGGACTATATGCCTTGCCACTTGGGGCGGTGTATGTGCCATTTGATGTGACGGATAAGCTCTCAACAGTGATATCACCACCGCCACCGCCACGATATTTCTGTATGAACCACTCCTCACGAGTCTCAGGCTCCTGGTGTCCTGCTGGAAGTTCGCTCTCTCTTCCTGCATAAAAGTGTTCTCTTCTTGTTATTGGTTCCAAATCTTCCCCATTAAGGAAATGTTCTTGTCTGTTATCATCTAAAGGTGTAAGTTCTGGCATTTCATTTACCTCCTACTTATTGAATATATAATCATGGAGATTGTCGCTCTCCTTCTGCAACTGTTCCTTATTGTTTCCGTCAATCGCATGACGCATCAAGGCTTCCATGCCCTTGAGAAGTAGCCTCTGGGATTTCTCCATTTCAGCTTGTCGCTCCTCAAGGTTTTTCAGTCTCTTGTTATCGTTATCTAGCATTTCATCGTGCCTCTTTAGTCTGTCATCCCTGTCGGTAGCAGGCTTATGTGCCCATTTAATAAGGGCAACAATAATTGTGCCTGCTCCTCCCAAGGTTATAATTCCTGCTGATGCTATCTGTATTATGTTCCATAACTCTTCTGCCATGATGCCCTCCTACTCTATCATGCACTCACCTTCTTTATGGCTATCTTATTGTAATTAGGTTGATTCTGACTTCCAATATTGACCACTAGATAGGTATCACTTCCAATCGTAGCCTCGATGTAATCATTACCATCCGCCTGCAGAACGGCTGGAATGGCTGGTGCAACTGTAGTCACATACACATTGTCCATGAATCTTGAGCCATCATACACTTTAACGATTTGGATGCCGTTCGCAGAGCCATTATAATAGGCTGAGTTAGTGACCTGAATATAACTCTCAGTTGAGCCGTTATAGACATAGATAGATGCTGATAATGGAATATACATCCACTCATCGTCTTGGCTGATAGGTGCGGAGATAATCCAATGGATGTTATTTGCTGTTGCCGTTGCTGTCATAATGCCAAATACAATTCCATCCCCGATAGTCTCATAGATAATCCTGCAGGCGTTGGCAGTGGCTATAGTTACCTGCGAATAAGAAGCATACCCGACTACGGTTGTGCCGTCCGATTTCACAGCCTTTATAAGCGTATTCGTTCCACTTGTACTGACTAAAAACTTAATCTTATTGTTTGTGTCCTTTGTCCACTGCGCTGTATTATTGTTACTGTCAATCGTGAATCCAAGCCCATCAAGAGCCGTTAAAATATCACTGACCGATGCTGAGTTAACCGTTATACTATTCATGATAAATATGCCTCCATTCCTATATTATTCCCTATGCCGTCTATGTTGTAAAAGCCGTAAATACTACAATTTTCCGCTCCGCCAGCGTCTCCGCCTGCGATTTTATACCACAATCCATTTATCTTCACGTATGTTATCGCCACATCTCCGTCTTGATTGAACTGGTAGTAATAATCACCATCACTACCAATATCGCTGGTTGGGATGTTATAGCCACCCCATGCTTTTCCTCCTCCTGAAACCATCGCCCATACTCCATCGTTTCGTAAGAATTTTTGTTCTGAATCACTGTTAGCAGGCACTAACCCATGAGCCGTTCCTGCAAAGTCATTATAGGTTGTATCTGTTGCACTTATGGTGTCTCCGACTATGCTTACATTTGCCCCTGCCGTGAGGTTGTTCTGTTTTGCGTTCAGCTGAGAAGTGAGTGAGCCCTTATCGGTTGTCACTTCCTTGAATACTGCGTTTCCGTCAGTATCAATGCTTGAATAAGTCTTATCAGAACTGCTGTGCTTATATGTGTAATTCTCAGTGCCTATCTCGGTAACAGTATCAACATAAGGCTTCGCCTGTGCTGTGGTTAAAAGGGCAAGTCCAACCTCACCTGCGCTTGGCTTATGCCCCCAAGCTCCCTGACTGAACATCGTGATGCCCTCAGTTGAGTCTATGTCATCGCCACCATCCCAATATACGCAGTCAACTAATAGAACATTCCATGACTCACCTTGATAGGTTGCTGTTCCAGTCGTATAAACATAGTGATAATCGCCTGCAGTGACAGGATAGGTTGCCTTGTTATTCCATGAGGTTATGCCATAAGGTGGATGCAGAGTCCCATCAGCCCATGCCCACTCATAATCCAATTCATCCTGACTAGCAAAACAGATATGAGGGTGGTGATTTCCTGCAGATGTTGTATAGCCCATAATGACATTTCTCGTGTTGCCTGTTAACCGAACAACTATGGCTTGAGTCCATCCGTTTCCACTCTCCCAATAGCCTATCTCGTTGTTGCTTGGCTTTAAGTAATTAGCAAGTCCACTTACCCCCTCATGGGTTCCCTCTCGATAGAATCTTGTTGGTGTTTCATGCCAATACTGAAGCCCTGCCCCACCTGTAGCACTGATTCTGTTACCGACTATAGTAATGTTGTCACCTACAACCAATTTGTCCTGCTTTCCACTCTGCAAAGCCCCAATAGCACTTGTTTGGGCATTCAGCTGTTGTTCAATTGCGCTTGTGTCAAATCCACCACTTACGGCATTATTAGTATTTGAACCACTTCCGAGCATCTGACTCACTGCAAGGGATGGACTGCCAAGCACGATGTTGCTGTTGTAGTCTCTTATGCAGTCATAAATCAGTCCGATAACTCGCTGATCGGAAGTGCTGATGTTGTGGTAGTAATCTTCGCACTTAACGGAATCTCCCAGCTTGATGCTCTCAAGATTCTCATAACCTTCATATTCCGTAGTCTTACTCAAGTCAGCCATGTCGATGCTAATAGTTAGTCTCGGAAGGTCGATGCCTTGTGCAAATTGCGCATTACAATACTCCGTCATGAGCGTATAGAGAAGTGCATACAGTGCTGACTTCTGCGTGGTCACATCGCTTGTGAGACTTGCCATGCCTGTGGTAAAGTAAGCTACAGTTCTTGCTATGCTGTCATTCTCGCTCTCGACATAGCCATTAGAGTCGAAATAGTACCACTTGCCATTTATCTTGCACCACTGAGAAGTTAAGTAAGTAGCTCCATAAGTCTTATCCTCGGCATTTCCGAACCAAAACCTCTCATCGCTCTCTACCCAATCCCAGCGATAATCCTCAAACTTTGTACTTCCGTCATAATATCCGTAACTGTCGAAGAAATAATACACTCCGTCAATGAACAGCCAGCAGTCATGTGCATACTTTTTCGCATTATCTCCGGCTTCATCTTCTCCGAACCAGTATGGATCTTCAGCGGTTCCGCTTCCGTGCCAGCTCCAATCACTGTCTCCACTCTCGTCTGCCTCATACCAGCCTTCCTTGTTAAACCAGTATTCCTTGAGAGTGCCATCCATGGTTATGTATACATACTCATTATGCGCAAAATATTTATTGAAATTACCATAGCGCTTGCCTGGAGTGTCCGTGGTTTCATGCCAGTCCCATTCACTCTTGTCGTTCTTCGGTTCTTGCCAATAGCCATTATCTCCGAAGTATGTCCATGTTTTGCCGATTCGGATATATTGATTCTTAGCATATCCATCTTGGTTGCCATACCTCCATCCATCCGCATCCGACCCTTGCCAAGCCCATGAAGGCTGTTCTAGGTCATCCATCCATGCCATAGCATTAGCAATTGCACTTGCGAACGCTGACAGCATCGAACTGCTCACGATTCCACTTAATGCCATGTTCTGCACTGCAGTGACTATGTTGGTCCTTATGGTTTTGACATATTCTGGCTGGATTCCAGCGTTCAGTGCTGTTGTATACGATGAATGTGATGTGATGTTAGCTATGGATGTTATGGCTGCTATTGCAGTTCTTGTCTGCACTGCAGTTCTTGACGGACTTCCGGCATTCGTATCAATAAGGTTATAAGGTGCCTGCATATGCTTAGCATGTGGCACTGGATACTGCGCTTGTCTTGAAGAATCCACGTATCCACTATCATTCAGCCTTATTCCATCCTGACTGATTGGATAAATCCTCGTGATAAGCCCTGAGTCATCTAGTTCATGCTGGATGCTGGATAAGTTCCGGCCATAATATATTCTGTGATCAGCAGCAACATTGTCACCAAGGCGCTGTCTGATTTTTATGTTCAAATTGTCATATAATAACTCACCACCCCATGTCCGGAGGAAGCTTGAAGCATCCGACCCGGACAATGCAGTGATAAGATTGGTGTTGGAATAGCTTGAGCTTGCTGTTCCTGTTACATTGGTTGAGAGCGTGTATTTGTTCGTGTATGTCTGCAACTCTGCAAGCGCCTGTGATGCTGTCTTCTCTGTCAGCACCTTGTTATCTATCGGAACCTCATAGGATGCCTCCATTCCCATAGGGAAGGCAATAGCACTCACGCTGTTCTGTCCCTTAGTGACTTGATAGATTCGGAAGCGCTGTTGCTTGCTGTTCGCCAGCTCTCTAACGCAGGTCACATCAACACGGATAACAGCTCCAACCTGAATATATTTGTATCTTTCTTCTGCATCATATGGATGCTCAATTGATAACTGCCATGAACTATTGATAGTAATAGCCAGCAAGCATGATGTCGGAATAAGCACCGCATCACCATTCTTGGTGTATTCAGTATTATTCTGTGAATAGATACAAATCATTATCGTTCTCCCTTAAATGTTATAACCATAATGTGGATATACAGTCAGTGTTCCTATGCTGGCAGATACTGAATTGTTGCCAGTCTGCAGAAGCAAGTTATTATAGTCACCAGCAAGCACGCTGTTCTTGTTATTACCGCTCGCATCGTATGCAATGAAGCGCCTTGTGTCGATGTATAATGTTCCGCTTACTGCGTATGTCATTGCCTTGCTATTGACAGTCAGTGTTCCGCTCCCACTCCCCACTATCTTGTAAAGTGGATAAGCAATATCGCCATCATTGCGGATGGTTCCACCAGATACCCCAGTGTCGCCAACATTCAAAAACTCAAACGGATAAATAACAAAAGTGACTTGAAGCGTTCCGTATCTCAGAACTGTCCTCTCGTCACTTGTTATGCTGACTTTCTGTACTTCATAATATGAATCAACGGAGTCTCCGATGATAAGCTTGCCGGTTCCCTGAAGCCACTGCCTCACCAATCTCCATGCTGATGTATATTTTGAAACATTCTGCACAAGCCCCGGCTGAGCAACTAACGCAAATGTCACGACTATCTGTGCACTGCCTCTGTATGGATTGACTCCGTATAATGTTCCATTCTTGCCTGGTATAGTATATTCTTCCGTGAGCACCTCTGAATGAATTATTGACGGAGGTGACACGACAATCAGTGGATAGGCTTTGCTAGATATTCCCTTGAAATTTATGTCGCCATTAAATGCCATATGTACCTCCCTGAGCCACTCTGAGGGCTCTTGTTTCGTTTCCTATCTTTTCGATAGTGTATTCCGAGATAATCTCCTTCAGCTGAGTATCACCAAGCTGGATGTAATCGTGAACAATAATATTTGCCTTCTCCATAGCGTTGACAGGCGCATTGTTGACAGGTGCAGTATCTATCGAAGTATGGAATACTAAATCACTATTGATATTGTCAGAAACCTTATCGAATTCCTTGTCCCAGCCTTCGCCAAGTCCTTCAGCCATGTATCTACCGATAGCACTGAATTCCTTTGAAGGGGATGCAATTCCGAATTTATTCTTAACGGCTGATAATATACTGCTTGCCCATGAAGTAACTCCGGCAGTAACATCACCGATTTTCTCCTTGAATCCATTCCAGAGCGATGTGATCAAATTCGCTCCGGCTGATTTCCATTCGCTGACTTTTTCTTTGACCTTGCTGATCATATCTGCCACGAGTGTCGCTGCCGTTTCGCCCAGTGTTGCAGCCATCTGAACAATTCCATCCCCCAGTGCTGTCATCAATTTACTACCAGCACTCTCAATATCACCCTCTCTGCCAGCAAGCGCCTGCACCAGCGAATTGATTATCTTCGGAATCGCCGCCACTATCGTTGTGATGATGGTTGGGAGATTGGTTACAATTGCGCAGAACAGCTGAACACCAGCGTCAATCATACTGGTCAAGCCGTCTCCGCTAAGAAAATCTATTATCGAATCTATAATATCAGGGATGGCTTCGGTCACGGCATCAATTATATCTGGAAGTCCCTCGACAATGGCGCTGAGAAGCGTTATTCCGGCTTCACAGATTAGTGAAACGGATTCTGTAAGCGCTGTAATTATCGAATCTATGAGGGTTGGCAGATATTCCACAATGACTGGTATAGCCTGTATGATACCTTCGACCAGCCCCAAAAAAATGGTTAACCCAGCATCGATTAGGTCAGGAATGTGTTCAATGAGCGTATTTGTCACCTGTAATATTACGGATACAATCGTTGGGATGATGGTATCAAGGTTCTCCCCAATACCGTTCATGATGTTCTCAAGGATGGTCAAGCCAGTATCTGCCAGCGTTGGTAATAACTCCAAAAACGCATCTACCAGCTTACCAATAACCTGACTCGCCGAATCGACCAGCGTTGGAAGGTTAGATGTAAGCGATGTGGCTAACTGAATAATTACATCAGCCCCCGTGTCGAGAATCGCACTGCTGTTCTCTGTGATTGCTGTTATGAGGCTTGTCATGATGGAGCCTCCGACTTCATTAATCTCAGGAATGAGGCTCGTGAGATTATCAATGATACCCTCAATTCCTTCCTTGATCAAGCCGATTCCTTCCGAACTGTTGCCGGCGAAAACTTCCGTCAAACCATCCATGACTGTAGTGACAGAAGGCAGAAAATCAACAAGCATGTTATTCTTGAGTCCTGTAAAGGCAGTCTTCATATCTTGCAGGCTGTCTGTGAACGCTGCTCCGGCTTTGATGGCATCGTCTGAGAGAACACCACCAAGCTCCTGCACTCTATCCTTCATGGCTTGAGTGTCTTCTGCGGAAGTATTGAGGAGTGCTCCAAGTTCGGTTGCTCCTCTACCGAGTAACTGACTCGCAAGGTAGGTCCTTTCCGTTTCGTCATCCACATTCTGCAGCGCTGTGATGGTTGTTGAAAATAATTCTTCGGAATCCATGCTCTGAATATCTTCCATGCTGATTCCGAGAGTCTCAAAGGCCGCATTTCCTGTTTCAGCCGCACTTGATAAGGTCTTCATGCTTGACTGCATCGAATCAATACTCGTCCCACAGTGCTGCATGACAGCTGACCATTCCTGGTATTCTTCCGATGACATGTTCATCTTCTGGGATTGCTTGTCGATGTGGTCTGTGTAAGATGCAAGCGTTGTGATCCCCTTCGACAGAGCAGTTGTACCACCCACCACAGCAGTGGTGAACGCTGCAAAGCCGACTGAACCGACTCTCGCAACTGTTCCCAGTCCTGTGGCGAAGGTCGTTCCGAAGGAGCCTGATGCGCTTGTTCCGGCTGCGCTTGCCTCGGAATCCATGATGTTTGATAACTGACCACTTATTCCGTCAGCAGATGGCATTACCTGTATGTAATAATCAGCTAATGTTGGCATTAGTAATCTCCTTCCATTTCTTTTTGAACTCTTCAGGCGAGTCGAACTCAACTGGGTCTGTGTCTTTGCAAACTTCCTGTTGTGGGGTAAATAGCTTATCGTATAATCTCTTTGGCTTGTTCATGTTGTTTGCTCCGTCCTCAGTCTGCGCCCATACCAACCAATTGAGGTTGTCATAGATAAGTGCTAACAGTTGCCGGTCAATATCCTTGTAGCCGAATTTTTTCCACACTCTTGCCTTCTCAGGAAGCCCCCAAACAAAAACAGCCACCATCTCAACTGGTAGCTGTCGATAATTGAATATATGATATGTCTCTGCAAGGTCGCATATCATTTCAGCCTCGGCTTTTTCTATGATTCTTCCGAGGCATCGGATTTTTTTATCTCTTCGTCCTTATTTTCCATTAACTTGATAATCTCAAGGATTAGGGCTGTCATGCCTTCGGAAGTAGGTTCTTCGCCTGTCTGCTTGTCGACATAAGCAAGAAGCTCAGTCTCTCCCTCTTCTCCGATGAGATATTCAAGGATTTGAGCGTTTGCGTATAAGCGCTCCTCGTTATTTTTAGAACAAGCCTTGCCGACAAGTTTACTGAATTGGTAAGTCTTGCATTTCTTCTCGTCAACGCTTATCTCATAACCATTTGATAATTTGCCAGTAATCATTTATAACCTCCTTAAAGTGTTGGTGCATTCTCAAGAATGTATTCTCTGTGAGTGTCTCCATCCCAGTCTGCATAAGGATGACAGCTGAGAGTTGTATCGTAAGCAACTGCACTTCCGTCAGCATAAGTGATGTCACCAACTGCAGTAACTTTGCACTGGGGGAGAACAATTCTCTTTGCTGCGCCATTTTTCAGCATCATATCAATAACGATGCACTGCTCTTCCTGTTCGTCACTGTTTGCTCTTATAATGAGCCCTGCCTCAAGAGATCCACTGACATTTGAATCGCCATAAACCATCTTGAGAACTTCTTCATTAGTTGCTTCAATAAATGCCATCTTATATGTGTCTGGCTTATCAGTCTGAACGTCAAGAACAGTGTCTCCACCCCATGCCTTGATAGCTGTGTTGGATGGACTGTTGCTGTTAACTACTCCGGCATCTGATACGTAACCCATTTCCTTGAATGCTGAATTGAGGTCAGCTGTTACGGAAGTTGGGAGAGTTGTGCCGAGTGGTGCTCTATAGACTGCACCAGTGATTTTTGGCTTGCCTGCCGTTACCTTGGAAGCATCCATATTTTTATCCTCCTAATAATGCGTAATATCGAATACGGCTTGATAACGATATTCCTTCGTTGTCGTGTCCGTGTAGTCATAGTTTGAATTGAGCTTTACATCCACTATCTCATCGCTTGCAAGAAGTCCAAACAGCATTGCCTCAATGACTTCATCATTTAGCTTAGCTGCTTCGTACTTGCTGTTTGCATAGCTCTGAACTGCAAATGTTGACTCATATATATATTTGCCCCTGCCTCCTGTCTTCTCCACGAAGATAGCCTTGCCGAATGGTCTCTTAGGCTTCTCTGGAAGCGCTGTGACGGAAAGCTGAGCTGTTAGATAGTCGCAAATTACTTTTTCAATCATCATGCTGAGCCTCCTGCCTTGAGCATGTTATTAGTGTCTAATGTGTCCTGCTGAGCCTGCTGAGTGACTGCATGAACGGAAGCGTTGCATCTATTCGGTCCGACATAAGTGCTGACCTCATAACCATCTCCGAGAGTGCTTCCCATTTCCTCTGCATATTGCTTGCAGACATCAAGAAGCTCCTGACTCGTGAGCATCTGCCTTATGCCTTCGCTGTTTAATACTAGCTTTCCCTTACTCATACTTGCACACCCTTATGTTTCCGCCCCACCGGAGTGGTATATTCTCTTGAATGCCGGTCATTACATTGCCGACTGTTGAATATTTTTCTCCCCAGATGACAACATATGTATCTTCCCACTCATGCGTGTCACCTTTTGGGATTCCGAGAGTATACACTATCTTCTTCCCCTCGGTTTGTAGAGTGGTGATAACATCATCGGAGCTTGGCTGACCCACAAGCACATCGTTAACGTCCACTAGAGTCTCCGAATAGATTGGAGCACCCCATTCGTCAGTGCCTGTCTGCGTCTTAACGCATAACTGAATGGTCATTCCTTTCATGATTCGTTTCCTCCTGTGACTGCTAACTCCTGAACAGGTGAGTAAGAGCCGATTCTGTTGCCACCACCAAGTGTCTGCTTGTCCACCTTAGATAAGTACAGTTCACCTGTCGCACCTGAGCCCATTGTCCAGCTCTGAGAATAGCCTAACCCACTCATTGAGCCCTGTGTTGCTCCCATCGGAACATCATCATCAGCATTGAGAGTGCGAATAACCATTCGGCACGATACAACCTTCTTGGCATCGTCCGAAGCATTAGAGTTGAACGAATCAATTATGATAGCTGCATCATCAAGCTGAGCTGTGATAACGGTCTGCTCGGAGGCACTATATGTTTTTCCTGTCCTTGTTGCGACATCTTGATAAGTAGCGTATGCCATGACTCTTACCACCTTTCATTTACTATCGATTACAGTGTTGGAACTGCTGCTGTTGCTGTGAGTGCATTGAATACAGATGTATCAGCACGGAATCCAACTTCAATCTCAGCTCTAACAGCGAACATGTTCTGCTGGAAGAGGTTGATTGTCTGTCCACCGCCGAGGTCAAGTGTTGCTTCCTCAGAGATAGAAATGTTTACGTCCTCAACGATTCCGTAGAGTGCCTTTGTCCAATCACCCACAAATCCGACAACATTTGTATCGCCAGCGATGAATGCACCCTTAGATATCTTTGTAGGCTGTCCGAGAATCATTGGGATTGCTCCCTCTGATACATTATTGATAAACAGTGGTCTTCCGTCCTCATCTCTAGCTGAAAGGAAGATTCCCTTAGCCTGTGGGCTGAGAACATAACCATTAGAGATACCACCATGGATAGCGATGTCTGTATCTGCATCAACAAGTGCCTTGTATGAATCTGGTGTTACATCACCAAGTGACTCTGGATAGATATTTCTTGCGTTAACTCCGGCGAAGTTATCAAAGTCGCTTCCCGGCTTCTCTGTTCCGCCGAATACAGTGTTGTCGAACTTCTGTCCGAGAGCTGCTGGAAGTCTGTTAACGAGTGCGTTGTACAGAGCAGAATCATCTCTTTTGAACTGATTCGAGAATGGAACGATTACTGCAAGTGTGTATCCTCTCATTGTCTTAGTGCTGAGACCTGGATTGCTAACTGGCTTCTTCTCTGTCTCACCAACCCATGAAGCCTCTGGATCGCTTGTAATAACTGGAATTGTAAGTCCTCTACCTGGAAGATTGATTGCAGTAGCTAACTGCATAACTGCTGAATTCTCCTGCGTAGACTGGATAATCTGTGCACTAACCTCTGTAGGAAGTGCGATGTTTGTTCTATTAGTCTGAACTCCTGACATTTTCTTTTCCTCCTTATGTCGTTTATAGGTTTTCCTTTGCCCAGCGCTTGAACTGTTCTTCTGGGCTTAATTTGCTTGTTCTTGCTGGCTCTCCTCCGTCCTTAACGGATGGATATCCATTGAGCTGAGCAAAATTGAGAATCGCATCGGCTTGAGCCTCGCAAGCTTCCTCTGTGTCTCCGTTCAGAAGCTCGACAGGGAGTCCTTTTTCGTTTGCAACCTTGGTGCGAATATCGGAAATTTCTTTCTCACGCTTCGCAGTTGCTATCTGCTCCTCTAATGCCTTAACCTTTGCTTGCGCCTTCTCAAGTTCGGACTTATTAGCTTCTTGGAGTTCATCGAATTTCATTGCTTTTTCCTTCAAATCGTCAAAGCCCTCATACTTCGCACGCTCCTTCGCAAGCCTCTCTTGGACAATCTTGTTCATTTCCGCCTGAGTGAAGGTCTTTTCTGTCTTCTGCTCCTGCTCAACTTTCTGAGCCTCTGTTGTTGTGCCTGCCTGTGCAGTAGAGTCATTATTCATGCTGTTTACCTCCTAAATGAGTGATTTTTCCTCGTTTGAGCCACGAGTTGGCAATAAAAAAGCACCTTATTCGGTGCTATTTATCTGTTCCTGAGCTTCTTCCGATGTGACATGGTCTGTTCGCATCTTATAAGCTATTTGTTTTTGTTCGCTTATCTTTTCCTTGTTCCGAGCATAAGCTTGTCTTCGGAGGGTGTTGGCTTTCTCTTCCATTGTTCGCCCCTCCGTCTCATAATATAGGTTCGTGTTCGGTTTGTATCCCTGAACTGTTGTATCGGAAGTAAAACGAATCATAAACTGACAATCACAGTTGGAATGGATGTGCTCTGCATGATTGCCCTTAAGCACTTCCTTTGATGCTTTCTGCCATCCATTTGCGCTTAGCAACTCACAAAAAGCACAACTGTCACCAGTTCCAATCCAAGCCCATTCTGCTCCGTCACGAACCGCATTCTGCATGGTGGTGTCTGCTCCGGCTTGTTTAACCATCCTTCCGACAATGCCAGAAATGTAATTATCATTCTGTGAGAAGGAAGACGCTCCGTAAATCGCCTTGCTTACTTCTCCCAGAGTGGCAGTCTCAGCAACAACAGCACTTGGAACTGCAACTCCGCTCGCTTCCGCTATCGCATCATAAAACAGCGCTGAGAGTGTTGCGTTTGCCTCGCCATATTTCTTACTAATTGCATAAGCCATGGCGATTGCATCATCGAACTCCACTGCCGTATAACCACCTTGAGCAATTATCCACGCATCCATCTCTTGTGATGCCAGCTTGCTCAACTTTGAGGCTGTGTTCTTGAATTTATTCCATTGTGCCCTCGTTATTTTCAATGCCTAACTCTCCTAATATCTCCAAGCCCCTTGCCTGTGCTTCCTGTGCCTTTATCCTCCGGATGTCAGCCTGGTCAAATCCAATCATCTCAAGGAATGTATCTGTATTAGCAAAGCCTTCACGAGCACTTGCAATTTTGATGGCCGCATCGGTCGTCACTGCCAGACTCGGCATTGCAGGGTTCTTAAAGTGTGCGATTACATCCCTCTGCTCCTGATCAAGTGAGTCAAGGCTGACATTATACTTGATAGCCAGCGACATAAGTGCGATGTTTCTCAGCCCTGCACCATTTCCGATGTTCAACTGTTCAGCCATTGCCACGAGTGTTTTACTCTGCGCAAGGATGGCATCGGAGCTGGTTGGGTTTGCATCGTTGACCACTCCTGTGTCCGTAACTGTCAATCCAGTTGCAGCACTGAACTGAGTTGCAAGCATCCTTAGCATGTCAACATGAGGCTGAACAGTGCCCTGCTGAAGCTGTCCGAATGATGGCTTCTCGCCCGTCTCTGGGTTCGTGGTGGATGCGATGATGCTTCCGACATATTGCTTGAACTTGTCGTTGATAATTGCATCGTACTGGTCATCTGTAACTCCGAGAAGATACTTCTGCGGAGAGGTTGCAAATTCAAGTCCGATGGTTGCATTTGCTATGGTTCTGATATAACCATCAATCAGCCTTCTAACAGGTTCCTTGATGCGTGAACGACCAAAAGGCTTATCGGAAGTAGCATTCCATATAAGCGCTTCCATGAGTGGTCTACCCATCTTATGAGGGCGCTTGTGTGAGGTCCAAACACTTTCGTCACGAGTCAGCACATATATAGCTTCATCGTTGTAATAATTGATTATCGAAGGTGTCCAGCACTTCTCCATATCATCTGGAGCCGTGTCAATAACAGCAAATCCGCAAGCAATTCTGCCCTTCTCACCATCCCATAGCGCTGATGCTGTCATTGGTGAATGGAATCGCACTTTGACATCAATGTCTGGGTCTGCAGATAAGGTGGCAAATGTACATCCAAGCTTTAATTCATCACGACACGCCTTTGAATATTCCGTAATCAAATCATTATCAATGACTATCTTCTCAAGCTCTGCCACGCTGTTTCCACTCGTGCCGACAAATCCATCAAATACGGAATGCCCTGCAAGAACATCAACACACTTTGCACCCCATGCGCATCCAATCTCTAACTTGCGCAATACCTCAGGAAGTGCAATTCCGAGGTTAACATCATTCACGCTGACGCTTCCCTCGTAGTATTTCTGCTTCTTGTCGTTGTTTCCGATGTGATAATTAAACACATCAAGAAGTTTCTGCAGGTTATCCCATTCTTTTTCGGGGAAGTCATATATACTTTGTGGATTTATGTTTATCTGTAACATTTTCTCTCCTAACCAATTCTCATCTTGCGACTTGGGTCTCTCTTGCTTGTCTTACACCCCCATAGTGCGAGTGCGCAGGCTTCTATCGGAGTGCAGTTATCACCTCCGAAGCCCCAGCCTCCACTTATAGGGCGCTTTATACTTGTAATCGCTGACTCTCTCAGCGCATCTTGTTTTCTGTACCATGTGACTGTGTTCTCATTCAGCGAGTCCATCAGAAGGCTGACCGCTGCAATCATATCCGTTGCCCTTGGTCTTATGACGGAGCCTTTATACTTCCAGGTGCCTGATATCTTATCCACAAGGACATCCACACCATTCCGACCATCAATCACGACACATGATGCTTGCTCATAACGCATATTGAGCCAATCAGCAAGCCACTGAGTTCCATAGCCGGTCGGCTTTCTATCAATCAGCTCTATTCTTGGAAGTCCGTCCTTTGGGATTACCGCTCCACATAACACGACTTCTGTACCATCAGCACTGAACTTAACTCCAAATGCTCTCTTGCCTTGGAGCCCTGTCTCATCGCTTACATTTGCATCCCAGATATCCACTGGAATTGCATACTCAACATGCTGTTTTACTTGAGGAGTCCACCAGCCGAGCCTTTCTCTTGCAAATGTGTCCGCAGCCATCTGCTCAAACTCACCTTCAACAGTTGCCTCTTGGATTCGGATGCCGAGCGCTGGGTTGCAGTCGTACCACCTCTGCTTATCAGCAACATCCCCAATCTCTTCCACCGAAAATTCAAACCATGCTGTGGTATTGGTTTCTCCCTTGATTGCCTTATCCCTAATCTCTCGGAAAACAGTTCCTGTCACTGTTGGATCTGGTGGAGTTCCCATATAAATTGTCTGCGGATTGAGACTGGCGGATATTGCTGGTATGAAGGATGCCTGCGAGTTCTCGTCAAGCTCCTGAGCTTCATCAAATATAAGCAAATCTCCATGCTGACCACGACCACCATTCCTAGTCCTTGCCAGAAACTTAATCCTTCCGCCATTATTAAGGAGTATCTGCTCTCTTCCAAGCGCTGTTTTGATGTCCTTGACATACTTTTTCAACGCATTTGTTTCAAAAAAAGAAGCCATCTCCTCGAATGTTTCAGTTGATGTCTTCTGCAAATGACTTGTATACAAAACTCGTTCTCCGTACAGGAGCATTCCAACTTCTGCCCTGCCTTGCATAATAAGTGTCTTACCATTCTGCCTCGGAACACTTCCGCCACAAGTCTTACATATCCATTTTTTGGTTGCTGGATGGTAACTCATCCAATCATTCAATATATTATCCTGCCAAGGATCTAATAGGAGTCCACCAGCTTTCAGCAGCTTGACCGCTCTCAGTTCCGTGGCATCATACTTCGGAGCTATCCTGTATCTCGGCTCCTGACTTCCTCTCCTACTCATTGAGGAGCTTGTCGATTTCGCTCTCGTCATTTCCTGTGCCCTCTATCTCTTCAATTTCTTTCAACGTCTCTCTGTGCTGTTTAGCAAGTTGCGCCAAATCTCGCGCACCTGGGTCACTGTTTATTTTATCAGCCAATATTTCAGCCAGAGCCTTCAGCTGTTCTAATCTTGCATCATTTGCATTAATCATTTCTATCACACTTTCCGGCATTACAAGCCATGTGAGCAAGTCTTACATTATCCCATGTATGAGAGCCACCCTTTGATAACGGAATAATATGGTCAACTGTTGGATACATTCTCCGGATATGTCCGTTTTTGATGTCAGTATCATCAACGAAAAGTCCGCATATCTGACATATATCCTTATCTCTTTTTCTGACAGCCTTCAGTGTGATGCTCTCATCATACTCAATCTCATAATTTAATGCTCTGAGGCGATAATGACCGCCTGCGTTTCTTGTATCTATCTCAATGCCAAGCTTTCTCGCTCTTCGATAAACTCGTTCTGCCGACATATTATATTTTCGAGCGATTTCAACGCAATTCAGAGATTTTGCTTCTTTGATAAGTTCTTCATCCGTTATCTTAGCTTGAGGTTGATTCTGACCATTGAACTTTTTTCCATTCAACTCAATATTTGCTCTCCTACAAGCTCTAGCAACGGTTTCTCTTGAAACTCCGCATATCTCCGCAGCTTTGACAGTAGATTTTGTCTTGCGATAAGCCTCAATGTATTCGTCATCTCTCGGGGTCTTGCTGTTCCCCTTCATATAGTCCCTCATAATTACCTGCCTTTCGTAATTTGCCTATAATAAACGCCACAGAAGGTGCTAGGCATTGCACTGTTCGGGAGCTACCCTATCTGTGGCAATTATTTGTTTGTGTGTATATTCCCCTTGGTCATATAAACCCTGTTCGTAAATTAGCGCTGGACGGCGATGAAAAGGCGCTCCGTGGGTGGTGGGGACTCCTCCCCTCGTTACCAGTCCGTTGATGTCTCCACCTTCTGGGTGACTTTCTTTGCTCGGAGTTCATCCATAGTCCGGGCTCCCTTTTGTTGATTGCAGCAATAATGTGAAGCTTGAAGATTATCCCAATCCTCTGCTGCTGCCCTTGCTGATGAATAGCCGAACAGTTCCCATTTACTTATTGGTTTTATCTCATCGATAACAAAGCTCAAAGGATGCTGAGCATCGCTTGGCTCATCATAGTGGATAGGTCCGAGCCTTCCTCCACAGATTCCACAAGGAGCATCCATTGCTTTGAACCGGGCACGGTGTTTGCGCCGGAGGTTCCCGTTCTGATACCGGGGGTTCTTTTTTGTAGCCATGGGGGTGCCTCCATTTTTGCGCCAGTAAATACAAAAGGAGCCTCGGTATGTTGAAGCTCCTTCTGTATGTGGTCAGTATGATTACTGGCTTAATTACCACACTAATATATTAGCATAAAGCTTAGTCCCTATTGAATCCCCATGGGGCTAAATTGTATCAAGAATCTGATTGCGTTCTGCATCTAATAGCTTGCCGAAGGATACCAGCGCTCGCTTATGAAGTTCATATTGACTTCCGATGTTATCACAGTCACGAGCCTCAAGTATCTCCGACCAGTTCATATGTTCGATATATCGCATAATAAGTACATCCTGTTGTTCCTTGGATTCTATCTTGCTGATCAAGTCCATTGCGTGGTCGATGCGTTTCACTCTCCGTTCCATAGCCTCTGCTATGTCTGCCTTGATTTCCTTGATAGCTTCCATGTGTCGGATGGCTTTCAGCTCTAGTCCATCCTGCCGTGGTGATGATTGAACCTTATCGGGGTTATAATTTATTCCAGATAAATCAATCATATAATCGAAGCACTTCAGCTCTCGGCTCTTATTCATTATGTAAACAAAGTCAGCTCTTATCTCGTGTAGAAACTCATAAGCATCATCATACATTGGTATCATTCCTCCCTTCTTCCAAATCCCTTGGAGCATATTAGCTGTGCTCTTGCTGGTGTCATCATTATAACGTCACCCTGTTGCATCATCCTGTGCAATTCTACATCCTCATACTTCCTCGTGATGCGCACCTTAACGAGTGCCTCAGGCTTGTATGTATGAGTCGGAGTGGTGTCTCCGAGAAGTCTTCTCCACTTCATGATATTCGGTGTGTTGTTAAATACATAACTGAACTCCGGCACCTTCAGGAACTTCTTCACATCCAGTGTATCATCGAAGTCGAATGGGACTACATAACCATTCTTGTTGTTCTTCACTCCAATCTCTGGAATGACTGCGAGTGGAGTAACAATGACAGGTGTTCCGACAGATAATGCCTCAACGATTGAGTAACAGAAACCTTCGGAGTCGGATAGCTGGATGAGGTAGTCGGCTTTTTGTATGTACGGTAATATGTTCATGGTCGGTTCCATTCTCACCATCTCGCTTGGTGCATCCTTTGGGAGTGGTCTATTAGTGAAACATAGCCAGATATAAGATATACCCTTCTTCTTCAGGAGCTTGGCAAGCCTTAGCATTCTCTGTCCACCCTTGTCCTCGGTGTCGATGCGTGTGGCTGAGACGAGAAGGAGAGGGGTATTTTTTGGCTTATCTATTGCGGTCATGTTTAGGATCACATCAGCATCTATTACATCCCAATCACGCTTTACATATTCCGATACGCATACAATCTTGTCTCGGTCTGTCGGCATGATATACTTTGGGTTCTTTATCTTGGCTCCGTTCAAGATCTGAACCGATTGTTTGTAAGATACATTGCTTGGTATATTATCCAGAATCCTGTTCATGATAAGCGTGTCACAATTGATATGTTGGTTCTTGTTATACTTAATGCACTGAACCACCTGTGACAATCGAGCGAGTTGGTCTGGGTGCATCGTGTTGTACATAACTATTATGTCGTAGTATTTGGACATACGCTTGCAGAATGAGTATGTAAAAGTCTCTATTCCGCCAATAATATCCGTCCAATTCGTATAGAT